ATGTTAAGTGACTCTAAAATTAGAAGTGCAAAACCAAAAGCAAAGCTTTATCGAATTGGTGATTCGGATGGTTTATGTATTGAAATTAAACCTAATGGAAAGAAGTATTGGCGCTATCGTTTCCAGTGGCTTAAGAAAACTCAAATGATGAGTTTAGGCGAGTACCCTATTGTGGGATTAGCCGAAGCTCGTACAAAAAGAGATGAAGCTAAATCTTTAGTAGCAAGCGGTATAAATCCAGTTGAAGAAAAAGAAAATCAGAAAAAAGCTAAATCTGATGAATATGAAAATAGAGTTCTCTTTAAACATGTTGCTGCAGAATATAAAGCTGAAAAACTAAAAAATCGTTCAGAAAGATATCAAGAAGCTTTTCAACGTGCTTTAGATAAAGATATTTTAAAAGTTATTGGTGATAAGGATATTAAAGAGGTTACCTCAGCAGACGTTTTGACAATTATGAAAAAGACGATTGCACGAGTTAAGCGTCAAAAAAACCATGGTACTGGCGAAGTATCAGCAATCCAAAATCGTACTTTTATTGGTGGTGTAATGCGTTATGCAATCGCTACACTTAGAGCTGAGTATGACCCAACGTATGCAGTTAAAAACGTTGTTGAGCGTCCTGAAATAGAACATGCCAGACCAATGGAAAAACATGAAGCTGTGCAACTCAGGAATAAATTAAATAGTTATGGTGGATCTACTACAGTTAAAAATGCTGGTCTTGTAATGCTCTACTCAATGCTTAGGACTATCGAGATCCGTCGCATGAAATGGGAATATGTCGATTTTGAAGAAAGAACAATCACCTTTCCAAAAGAGATGATGAAAAAGAAACGTATTCATATCGTTCCTATGTCCGATCAAGTTTTTAATATTCTTCAAGAGCAACGCAATATTGTTGGAAATCGTGAATATGTTTTCCCAGCAATTTATCAAGATGGAATGCTCTCAGCTACTACATTGAACAAAATGCTTGATTATATTGGTTTGTCTGATGTAACAGCTCATGATTTTCGCGCTACAGCATCCACATTACTAAATGAAAAAGATTACGATGATAAATGGATTGAAAAACAACTAGCCCATGCGGATGGAAATAAAACCAGAGCTACATATAACCATGCAAAATATCTTGAAAGCAGACGAAAAATGCTACAAGACTGGGCTAATATCGTAGATAGTTGGGCTAATTAATAGGTGGTCTATGTGCGCTAATTATGAACCTATATCAAAAGACCGAGTACATCTACTAGATTTGCTTGAGCCGACATTTGAATATAAAAATGATATTTATCCTGGTTACGACTGCCCTCTTATTTTTTCTAAAGATGGCCACATTGAATGGCGGCAGGTAAAGTTCGGCATGATCCCACCTTGGAACCATGATTTAAAGTTTTCGAAATACACATATAACGCTAGAACAGAGACAGTTGATAAGAAACCGAGTTTTAGACATGCATGGGCTAAAAGTCAGTTTGCACTAATCCCTGTAGAAAAAATTTATGAACCGAGATATGTGAATGGCAAGGCTGAGCGGTGGGGAATTTATCGTGAAGATGGTCTACCTTTTACAGTAGCTGCTATTTACGATTCGACTGTAATTGATGGGCAGCAAGTTAGATCAATGTCTATGCTGACTATTAATGCAGATAATCACCCTTTCATGAGCCAGTTCCATAAACCAGAAGATGAAAAACGATCGATTATTGTAATCCCTGAAGAATACAGGGAAGATTGGTTGAACTGTAAAAAAGAAGATGCTGATCAATTTTTCTTTGAAATGCCGATCGGTGAATTTACTGCCGAATATTTTCCTAAACCAAGAAAATCAGCCAATTAAGTGCGTAGAATTTCCGACCAAATGCACTTTTGGCTACGTCAATTTTTGACTTCTATTTGTTTATCCACAGCTTTTTAAATTTGAATTTAAGCTCATCTCTAGAATATCATCTTGAATATGTTACAAAATCAAGCTAGGGGAAACATATGAGCGAAATTGCACCTTCCATTATCAAGATAAAGCCATACCTTCAAAAAAGTTTTGTTTTATCTGAGGTTATGTCTATCAAGCTAGTTGTACCATCAACACACATGCTTGTCCCTTATGCTTTAGAAAAGATTTCCGCTGGTTTCCCCTCTCCAGCACAAGATTATGTCGATAAAGCGCTCGATATGAATGAGCACTTAATCAAAAATGCAACTTCAACGTTTATTGTCAAAGTTGCATCACTATCAATGCTTAATGCAGGTATAGATATTGATGACGAATTGATTGTCGATCGTAGTTTAGATGCCAAACACGGCGATATCGTTATTGCACTAATTGACAATGAATTCACAGTTAAACGTTTAATGATCGATGAAAAAGGCCAATGGCTTAAAGCTGAGAATCCTGAATATAAAAATATCTATCTACAAGAGGGCCAAGAACTAATTATCTGGGGCGTTGTCACTCATATCATTAAAATGACACGGCATTAAGTCATGAAACATCAGAACAAAGTCTTTTTCTTGATAGACGTCAACAACATGTACGTCTCATGTGAGAGAGTCTTTGACCCAAGTTTGAACAATAAGCCTGTGATTGTGCTCAGCAATAATGATGGGTGCGCCGTGGCGCGTAGCAATGAGTCAAAATCCTTAAATATAAAAATGGGTGTGCCGCTTTTTCAAATTAAAGACATTGTTCAGCAACATAACGTAATCGTTCTTTCAAGCAACTATGCAATGTATGCAGAAATGTCACGGCGCTTTCATTCCATCCTTGCGTCTTACGTAACTGCAGAAGAAGTTGAACCGTACTCGATTGATGAGTGCTTTATTGATTTCACAGCCTATGAAAAGAATTTTGACTTAGAAAAAGTTGGCCAGCAAATGCGCCAACAAATATGGAAGTGGTTAGGCTTACCTGTCTGTGTCGGAATCGGCAGAAGTAAAACAGAAGCAAAGATTGCAAATCATATTGCAAAGAAAAATCCCGGCTTTAACAGCGTTTGTGATTTAGTGAATATGGATCCGTGCAATAAAGAATACTACTTTGCTCAAATAGATGTGAGTGAAGTCTGGGGCGTTGGTCGTAAGCACTCAAAAAAGTTGCAAAGCATGGGAGTTAATACAGTGCTTGATCTGGCATGTGCTGAACCACGTGAAATGCAAAAGAAATTTTCTATTGTCATGGCTCGCACGATCTATGAATTACAAGGTATCTCATGCATTGAGATCGAGCACACCCCACCCTCAAAAAAGCAAATAGTTGCAAGCCGGTCTTTCGGTGGTCGCGTAACTGAACTAACGGATCTTAAAGAAGCTATCTCTATGTATGCTCAAGATGCATGTAAACGCTTGCGTGATGAAGGGCTTTTATGCGGATGTATGATTGCTTTTGTTCAATCAAATCCATTTGACCCCAATGTACCGTTCTACAACAAATCAATCACAGGTTCATTTTCTGAACCGACTGACTGCGCGGTAGATTTTGTTAGAGCTGCAACAAGGATGTTGAACGAGATCTATAAAGAAGGAATTAAATACAAGAAATGCGGCGTAGTGCTCACCTGTCTAGAGCCCAAGTCTGGCCATACTTATGACTTGTTTACGGACTTTAAACACATAGAGAAAAAAGAATCTTTAATGCAGGCTATGGATGGCATCCATAGTAAATTTGGAAAGAAAAAGATTGGGGTCGGACCATGCTTTTTACCAAACCGCGGCTGGTCGATGAGTCGAGATAAATTGAGTAAGAATCCCTTTCGTTGGGATGAATTAATGACAATTTACAATTAAAACTTATATTAGATTATTATAAATTTAAATGGAAAGAGATAAAAATTACATCTACATCTAGCTGAAATTCTAAATATGAATTTAGTACGAATTAAAATCAAAGCTTTATCCAATTTTTTGTATTTTATTAGGCTAAGCCCTTACCATTTTCACATACATGGGCTATAAATAAATTTTAAGTGGGGTGAAAAATTGAGAGGTTTGCTATCTGATGTCTGCTCACTTACGATCACAGTGATAGTCATTACTTTTATTTCAATTTTTATAAGTTGCAATAAGGATGATTGGCGCTGGTTTATGTGGTCTGGCGCATGGGTCTCTATAATTGGCGTAATTTTGAGTGTAAGACCGATATTTCGTAAGGGTATTAGAGGTTGGTTTAATAGCTTTAAAAATATTGACAACGGTCATATTATCCCAACCCCTGAAGAGATTGAGGAGGATAGGCAGACGCGCCTAGACGCCATGGCACTTATAATTGGTCTATTTATGACTATTTTAGGAATATTAATCTCAACCTTTGGCGGTCTTTTGGATAGGGTTTTAAAATAAGGTTTAATTTAGGTTGGAGCAGTGTGGTGCATTAAAAAGAAAGGGCTAAACCATGCAAACTGAACCATCAATTATGAGGATGACTACTGGGAGCCATCGGAGATTGATGCTCAAATAACGATACGTTTTGAGTGAATCAGCGACAGCAATAATGCTATGACATTTATGGGTCATGTGAATGCTAATGATTTTTTAGCTAGGCAGCGCGGGAATTTTTGGTGGGATACTGACCTTGTGGAGGAGTGATAAAACTAGTATTTTAGATGCTTGCATCATCAATCCACTAAAGCACTAACAACCTGAAAATACATGAATCCACCATGAAATTATTAATAATATTGGTTTTCTCTTTTTTTTTAACCCCACATTCGAACTCTAAAGAAATTGATCAAACTCATAAGGAGCTTTTGATAACTACTGAGCAGACTTCTTCCGATGTACATGATATAAAAACACAGCAAAATTTAATTTTAGCTAATCAAAACAATAAATCTATAAATTTAATTAAGGAAATATTAATCCCAACAGGGCTATCTATTTTTTCAGGTTTTGTTTTTTGGGTTGTGTTTCAACTTATCCCACTTCACATAAGAAAATCAAAACTTAGGCCTAAAATAGAGGATGATTTGCTTTATATTAACCACACAATTGGTCATCTAATTGACCTTGCAATGAAACATGCCGAAAGTACCATTTCGATGTTTGATAAGGAAATTGCGAACTACGAGCTAACTTTAGATGATCTACATATAGGATTGATGAATAAATCATTAAATAAAAGTTATTTAGTTGATATTTTCTCAGACAATATTGTTATCGGTGAATTAATTTATAATAAAACAAAAACTATTAACACAAAAATTGATCGTATTTTTTACTTCAATGATCAGTTATCAGCCGATGAAATTCTTGTATTAGAAAAAATTCATCAAGCTTTATATAAGTATAATTTTTCAGATTTTAATAGACCATATGTAGATACCAGGGATGGAGGAAGGTTTGTTCCAGCAGATCCTAGTCTTTCGTATTTAAGGTATTTTTTCTTTGAAATACACCAGCTAAAAAAATCACTTGAGAAAATATTAATATCATCAAGAGGAAATAATAAATCAATTCTTTTTATTAAATTAAGATATTTAAAAAATACTAACCGATTCAAGAGAGCTATTAAAATTCTTAAAAAGGAAATAAAAAAAACAACGGATGATCCATTACATCTTAAATGGATTCTTTTTTCAATAATATATTTGGATGATAAGAAAAAATCATTTGTTCTACTTAAGGAATTACTTAGTTCATCTAATATTATCTCATATAGAGGCTACTTAAGAGAATGTTTTAGAGATAGCGAGGTTTCTGAGTTTATTAAACTAAATATAAGTCCTGATGAATATGAAAAATTTATACAAAATGAAAAATTAGAAGAATCCATTAAGCAATCCATAATCAAGAAAAATACTGCAAAATTAGAATCATTGAAATTAAAATACAATCGAGCTTTAAATTAAGCCCTCACTTGAGGGCTTCAACAATAGCAACATGTTTCGCCTTACAGTCATTATATTTGGCAATTACATCAATAGACCATACCAAAGCCACTTTACCCTGTCCAGATTCTAACTTTTGCAAGTCAGCACAGGGCTCAAGGAGGTTCGCTGGTATCGTTGGAGATAAGTGAATTGATTGCTGACACCCCATCATCATCAAAACAATACTGCTGATAAACAGGACGCTCAACGATCTTTTGCACTGTACGTGTAATACTTTCGACTTTTGCTTGTCGCTCTGATTTGAGTTGTTCATAGTCTGCGCTCGCTTGATTTGCTTTAGCATTTGCTTCATTCAATGCTTTGTACTGTGCTTGCTCGATTGCTTGTATGCGTTGCTGACATTTCGTTTCAGCATCTTTTAGCTTTCCAGTTTTGACGTTCAGAAGCATCAATGTAATGAGCAATAAAAAAGCGAGCAGCCCGATAATGATTGCTCGCCAGTATTTTAAAATAATGTATAACTGCATTATGAATTGGCCCCCATGCACTTATTGTAGCGATCAACTTGCCGTGTCCAGACGCCATAGCAGCCGTTAGAACGTATTGAGCAATCACGCTTTGCAACGTACTTCCATTTCAATAAAGACTTACATGCAGCCACATACTGTCCCGTCTTGAGATTACGAAGCATTGATGAGCCTTTCCATGCGCTAATGCCGTATTGATATACGAAGTCGTTATATAAATCGTATTCAATTTGAGAGACTTTGACATTTTTCAAAGTTGCATTAAATGCCGGTGCGTTCTTAGAAATATGACATTTCAGTTCTTGAAGCGCCTTTTCTTTTGAAATAGCCGGATCATTCAACGTTACTTTTTTTCCGTTGCAGTAGACTGTAGTACCGTGGCCAGTAGTCGGAACATCGCCCTTCACTGGGATAATAGGTTTCGGTGCAAAGCCTTCCTTTTGTGCCGTAGCACTTACCTGCTCTTCACTAACATCAGATATTAAGAAACCGCCTAAACTGGCGGCTACTATAGATCCAACGACAAAATACTTAGTCTTGTTTGACACGACATTCCCCTCTTAAATTTTCCATGCGCTGCTTATGCTCGATCTCGCGTAACTCAGCATCTCTTTTTTCACGTTTATTTTTGGCAATCGCAAAGTAAAGCTGAATAAGCAAACCGAGTGCTGCAATAGCTAAACCACCCCACGCGATAACATCTACTTTTGCTACAAAACCCAAAAATGAAGCACTCCCACTGGTAACTGTGACTTTGCTTGTAAGCGTTGCTGCACTTGCTTCAATTACTGATTGTTCTGACATGCCAACCTCCAGATCGTGGCAATAAAAAAGCACCCATTTGGGTGCAATGCTTTTGTTAAAATCAAGCTTCTAAAGTCGCTTGTGTCACTCTCGCCGAGTAGTTCCATGATGTTGGCTTCCAGACATCACGTGCTGCAACCCGAATGTAATAAGTCGTGGTTGAATCCAGATTTTCAATTGTGCAGGCATTCTCGGTACCGGTCCAACTCGCGGCCAGCGTTTCCGGATCAAAGCTGGCATTTTTGCTGATCCACACCTGGTAATCTTTCAAGTCTGGCACCTCACTTGGTATCCATGTCACCGTGATTGAGTTTGATGTAGCCGATGTATAGACATTGGCCAAGATTGGAGGGACTGGATTGCTGATATTCAGGTCCGTAAATGTACTGGTACCGTTTTCTGATTTGCTCGCAACACGGATTGTATAGTTACGCTGCACTCCATCCACTCTAGCTTCTTCCATCGAATAGGTGTATTCAGCACTGGTCGTTTCAATCGTTCTAAGCAGAGTGCTTCCAGACGAGACCTGCACAATATAACCCTGTGCGCCAGCAGCAAACTGCCATTGCACCTTAAATGAACTACCCACAAATGGCGACTGTAGCGATAATCCCTTAACACCTGAAGGACGCCCACCGTTGAGTGTATGGCTATAAGCTGTGACCTCATCAAGAGTTTGTTCTTTCTGCTGCAGGCCATTGAAGCTGGTGAATTTCAAATAGATGGTTTTATTAATCAGATTCGAATTGAATTCATGCTGAAAGATGGCTTTATCTATTCGCACAAAGGATTCACCGGCATTATGCGCTAAAGCATCATCAAACCGTCCACGTAACACACCACCAAGCGTATACAAGCCAGATCCATTTAAAGTTGCATCGACATAGCTGACATATTCATCACCGACTCTGCAGAGAGTAGTATTCACCTGAGCATCTTCAGACGTTCCACTAAAAATCTGACTGGATGTATTTAGCTGGACTTGCATTGCAGTTGCACTGGAATTAATTGCAGCAACTAACTGGCCATAGCGTGCAGATCCGTAAATTGTTCCAATCATTTCATACGTTGTATTGTCCAGACTCGCCCAGACATTACAGCCGCCCCAGTTGCTTCCACCCGATGCTGCTACCCATACCTGATTTTTACCATCCGTTAGATCGAGCGGCGGTTCAAAGATTACCGGTGCATTAACATTACCAGGTTCCTCGTTACCCCCTTGATAACCATTTGACGCCTGTAAGTCGTATTCAACTGCTGATCGAGAACCCACCGCTAACTCTTCTGCAGTCACGGTAAGCAATCCATCCTCATCTTCTTCAATGCGCGTGATACGCACTGGGAAGCGATCTAAACCCAAAGACTCATCTGTGAGCGTCACGATATCCATCGGCTCGAGTCGGCAGTACTTCCAGCCCAGATCAAACTCATATTCATTGCGCACGTAAAGTTTGCGCTGTAGCAATAATTGCACAGCATGTCGGGCAATCTTCGGCTCACAGAAAAAGTCGTACTTCACTGGATCCTGAGTGCGTAGTCCAAACATTTCAATGTTTGCTTGGTCTTTCGCTTCGACCGTCTCGGTATTGTATTGATTGAAGCGATTCACGTACTCAATCTGACAGTGATTAAATGCATCCGTATCACGGCTACGCTTCACGCGAACGGGCTGATCATCACCAATGAAGTCATCATCTGTTAAGTGATAGGCTGGTGTCAGATCCGGTGTAAACGTGACTCCATTTCCCGATACCGCAGTGTCACCATAAGATCTAATTTTTAAGCCATCCGGGCTGGGTACGATTGCACAATTTACCGACTCAACAATTTCATTAATGATCTCATGCGCTGCACGCTGTTCGGTCAGTGCAGGACTGATAAATAAGCCGGTGGCTGTACAGTAACGGCGAAACTCTGAGAGATCCGCCACATTCAAATTAGGTGCAGCACCATAGCGTGGATGACTAATTAGATCCTCAACAACGTCGGCCGGATTAGCATCATGAATCGTATCTGAAAACGTAATGTCGCTAATCACTTCAAAGTTATGATTCGATAATGATGCACTACCACCTAAGTCATAATTTGCACACGCGATATAGCCGAGAAATGGATAGTGTACTGCCTGATCAGGATGCATTGACGCCAGATAACCCCACACTGGGTTATGATCACCGTCGAAGAGTTCAAATCCGAGCTGATCAATTGGCTTGAGCTGCACACCGCCTTCAGTTTTTGGAACAATCTGCTCCTTATCTCGCCAGATATTGCCAATATCGCGTATTTTGGTTTCGCATAAACCCAGCATTAACGATGCGCTGTATGTATACGTTGTATTGCTTGTTTTCGTTTTACCGCCCTTACCTCCCGACTTGGTTGTCGTAGTATGCGCAGTCGATGAGAAATCGCCATACCAGAACATATTCGCAGCCAACCGGTTTTTGCCGTAGACCAGTGGCTGACATAGTCCATATGCAGATTGCTGAACACGCATAGAGTTGATGCGGTTGTCTGATGTACTGATTGTTGTACTACCAAAGATTCCACCCATTATTTTTTCAGCCTCTTCATACGAAAAAACCCGGCGATTCGCCGGGCTAAACTTCCTTTGGTACCATCTTGAAGAATGACTCCCAGATGGATATATGAATGAATGATCGTTGGCCATTCAACGACAATTGCACCATGGCTGACGCATTTGCCAATTTTATAAAGCACAATATCTCCTGGCTCTGGTGGCCCGTCCACTTCAAAGCAGACACTCCGGATATGCTCAAGATATCGCTCACCCATCTGATGCATGTGCCAATCTGGTGGATACGGGCGCGGATCTAAATGGTCCATGAGTCCAACTTTTTCGTAGACTTCACAGATCAGCGTACCGCAATCCACACCCACGCCTTTTACACGGCCCTGGTGGTGATATGGGGTACCGAGCCAAGTCAGGGCTTCAGCAACGGCAAGATCATTTTTCTGCATAGACTCACCTAAATTTTTACAATAAAAAACCCCGAGTTGGGGCTTATGATTAAAACAAATTTATACCTACTCGATTTGATCAAGCTCAGCTTCTTTTGAAGCAACATAGATTAAATATTCTTCTTCGCTCACAGCTTCAACAGTATGAATTGTCGATAGTACATTACCGTCTGACACTTCAAAGATACCGATTAAGTCGTTAGTGTCTTTATCAGTGACTTTAAAATATTGACCGTTTTCTATTGTGTAATCGCTCATGCCGCTTGCCCTCCATCTGTAATTGTCCAACCGTTTGCAATTAAACTCGCACGAGCCGCTGCCGCTGTTGAATTGTATTTTAAATTTGCTGCACCTAGAATTTTTGCAGTTGTGCGAGCAATCCATGCGCCTTGACGAGTTGTACCAATATCTGCCCACAATGCGTTCAAAAATGCACTGTAGTTCGCTGCTGACATCCCGCTGTTATCTAAGAAGTTTGCTAAATTTACGTTGATATTAAACTTCGTACACCACGCAGATAAGTCTTGATTATATGAAGTCGCACCATTGAACATATTGCTCATGTCTAGGACTTTAGATATGTTCCAGTTGCTAATGTCCTGATTGAATGCTGTTGCTTGTTGGAACATGTAAAGCATATTAATAGCAGATGATACATTCCACATTGAGAGCGGTTGATTAAACTTAGAGTTCAACCAGAACATTCCACCGAATTCTGTTCCTTTCGAGACATCCCAATTAGACAATGGTCTATTGAATGAAGTCTCTCTGAACACAGAGCCGAACGATGTACAACTTGACAGATTCCAAGTATTTACATCTTGATCAAACGGCAATGCCCCGAAGAATATTCCGTTAATCGATGTCGCTTTAGACATATTCCAGTTTGAAACGGGTTTATTAAATGATTTAGCATTTTTAAACATGCTTGTGAAATTAGTTACGTTACCCACATTCCAGTTATTTAAATCCTGATTAAATACCAGCGCACTCTCGAACATGCTTGACATAAATATCGCATTTGACACGTTCCAATTCGATAATGATTTATTAAAACTGGTTGCACCTTGAAACATATTAGAGAAATCAGTCGCTGTCGCCACATTCCAATTGTTTAAGTCTTGATTAAACGATGTGGCACCTGCAAACATTCCATAGAAACTAGTGGATTTTGAAACGTTCCAGTTCGACAGCGGTTTATTGAATGATGTCGCGCCTGAAAAACATTGTCTGAACATGTTTGTATTCGACACGTCCCAATTACCGATTTCTTGATTGAACTTGATATTATTGAAGAACACCATTTGCATGTTTGTGACTGGATTAACGTTCCATTTTGTCAAATCATATCTGACCTTTCGGTTATTTGAGAACATTCCGTTTAGACTGCCAACAAAATAAGGACGACTTGAATAATCGATTAACGCTTCGGTATCCTCCGTACCGCCTGCAACACAAATATCCCCAACGAAATAGTCCATCGTTATAAATGCGAATGGTTTATTATCATCAATTGTGACTTCGAGATAATTCCATGTCGAATTTGGTAACGTCACGGTTGTTGAATCGATCGCTGGAATCACAGTAGGTACGACATTCTGAACCACACCAGTACTTAAAAGTCCTGTAAACTTACCACCTACAATTTTAAGCGGACGGCTGGCGATGACTGTAGTTCCGTTAATCCAAAGCCCTACTTTTTTATATTCACCGTTTTTGATGACTTTCAAGTTAGAGACACCAGTTTGCGGAAATACTCGTTTGGTTGTGTCGACACTGTCGGGCGTCGTTATATTGAATGTTTGACCCATTTAAGTTGCTCCTATACTAACCATTGTGAATCTAAATAAGCTATACGTGCAGCGATGTAACGATAAATCTGCTCGATGTTCGGGTAATCATTACCAGTGAAATCTGTAGCTAGGCCCCATTTCGCTTTATCAGCGACATAGACCTCTCGTGGAATATCCTTTGCAACAGTTCTGTAGGTATTAACCACTTTTTCTATGGTTAAACTTTTCTCGTTTCTGAATTTAGTCCACATCGCTTTGATTTCATTCGAGTAAACCGTTCTAAACGTCTGCCAAATATCTACATTAATCAGAAACCCATTTTGCGTGGCGCCAGAATTCCTATACCAGTTCAGTGTCAGATCCATGTCATACGGTAAGATTGACCAATGCACACCATCCCAAGTAAAGAGATTGTAGTTATTACCATCAATGTCCCAGTGTCCTGTGAGTTCGGCGAGGATGTAGAAAAGCACCCAATGAGGCAGATTTAAAACAGTTGCATGATTGGCATAATTTGCGGATAAATCTTTGGTGAAATTAAAAAGGCTATCAATCGCTGCTTGAACTGTCGGGAAAGCAGATGGGATAGGGCCTTGGTCACTGTAACCCTTCATCTTTGGTGATTTGATTTCCCATTGCGTATAATTAAATGAAGCATTTAATCGGGCTCTATATTCAGCGTTGTCTAAAAAGATGTGATTTAAATCAGCATTATTTAATGCATAGTTTTCACGCGTTTTTTTCAAACGAAGTGTATATAGACCGTGAAAAGTATCATTCAAATAAATTTCAACGGGAAAACCATGGGGATAGTATTTCGCATCAAAAGTAAATTCTGCTTTATCGCTACGAGTTGTTGATTGCGCATAAATAGAATTGTTTATTTTGCAGTATGGGTAATCCAGCGTCTCAACTAAGCTTTTCCAGAAGCGGTATCCCGCTTGGTCCCGTGTATGTGTTGGATCTCGATAAAACGCTTTCAAATGAAAACTACTTGAAGAAATCATGTCACCAAATTTGACACCTAATTCCTCGCCATTTGAATTATATAAATCGAACGTATAACCCTTTTTGAAGTCATTTGCAGAGCTTGCACCTTGCACGAACATCTCTACGTTACATTTGAGATATTGCTCAGTCTCAGTGGGGTTGCAAAATAATACGGTTCCTTTAGTGCCTACTTGACCAGTCGTATCTGTTGGAAAATTCAAAGCTTCGACTTTGAGACGCATATATCCCTGATGCGTGACATTTACTTTAGTCTTTGTTGTCAATTTAGCTGTAGTATTTTGTTCTAAAATACTTAACACTGAATTGATAGTGTCTACTTGAAGATTTGAGCTTGATAGATACGGGATATCAACAGTCCCATCTTTAAAAATCGCAAATAAAATATTCCCTGAATAATCAGATATTTTAAACAGGTACGGGTTTGAAACGCCGCTCGAATCTTCTAAGCCGAGCTGTAAAGGTGCTTGCGGTGTGTTTAATAAGTCACTATAGCCGATATTAAAATTACCACTGATCATGCCATCACGGCCGATTTTAAGTAGCGTATTTTTAGAAGCATCGGATACGACAAACAAATTTTCAGGATCTGTAGTAACGTTACCCAGCAAGCTCAGGAGAGAAACTAAACTCTGATAAGTGGTGTCGGATGGTTTAACAGTATCAGTATATTCTTGTGTTAAATTTAAATGCGTATAGCCCGAGCGATCAATCGCAAGTAATCGATTGCCAGCATTATCATTGATCACTAATAAAAACTCGGGATCATTCGTAACGACATTAAAGTATTTTTTAAATAACTGATCTGTATAGTCTTTTGATTGCTTTAATGAATCATAAGGACTTTTCGTTAAGCTTGTTGCAGAACTACTGACTTTATACCAAGTCCCACCATTAGCAACTTCACCAATATTAACCAAGTCTTTAACAGTATCAGTTGTAAGTTTGGGCATAATATTCGCAATGTCTGCATTTGCTTCCGCAAGTGTTGCATAAAATTTAGTTGCCCCTACTTGGAATTCACTCAACGCATTATCAACATACGTTTTATCAGCTTTTGGCGTTACTGCTGCATTCAATTCAGCTTTGGTCGCACCTTCAACATTTAAGTAGATTAATAATTTTTCTAGCGCAGTTTTAAAACCTGCCTGAGTCACGCTGTTACCGATAAACTCTAAAATATTTGGTAAAGGCATTTTCTTACCCCATAAAAAAACCCACTCGATATGAGTGGGCGGATTAAATTTAAAATCTAGTTAAACGGATGTTTCTGGAATCGGAATAAACGGCGCACCACGGAACCGAGCAAAGTTATTGAAGCGGTTCTGGCAAGTTTCCAGACGCTTGTCGCAACCCGGATAAACCTTGATTCTCTGCCCCACCTCAGGATATTCAAGTAGTGGCAAAGTCAGCAGCAGGACATCAAGCTCATGCAAACGAATGGTTCGCTTAAGGCCCTTGTTACCGCCTTCTAAAAACTCGATCACGCCTTGGGTAAACCACCCCTGCGGCTGGTTGATATCACACAGGATCCGCGATGCAGTACTGCCAGCAGCAATCGTAGTTTCAAGCGCATAATTTTCACGATTCAAACCACACGCGTGATCAAACAGTGTATTACTGCAGCTCGGCTGGTATAGATTACGCGGCATCTGCACGTTCAATTCATCCAAATCTGATGCAACACTGGCCTGTATCGTATTGCGATCAAACTCAGGTTCAATAATTCGGCCTTCAAACAACTTGATTTTTCCCGCACTGGTATCCGTTGGTGTGGATGCATCCATAAAAATACGTTCAAGCTTGAAACGTGCACCATCCATTTGTCCATTATGAAAAGCCTGAACAATACGCAAACTTTCAAAAGTTTCTTCATCTGTAACGTCAATTGTTATGGATAAGTTATCCACTTCTACACCCAACGATAATGTGATGCCATCCCGGCTAATGATAGGGCCATCTGAGCGATAAAGTTCACCCCCAACAATGAGATCAAAATCATAATTGGTGTATCGATATACGTCGTTTTGAACGGTAGTGATCGTATATAGATCGGCCATCACGAACTGATTGGCATCTAACAATGCAATAAGTTTTTCCGAAGCTGCTCTCATACTTTATTCCCCAGTGAGCCTACCATCTCAACTTTTCCAGCTTTCCATAGATTGCTCATAAAATTGGTGTACTGCTGTTCATCATCAGCAAAACGACATCGATAGTAAAAGGTACCAGTTACAGTAATAGATTCTCCTTCTAATAGTGGAATCGATAGCTGCAACATACCATTATTTGTAATAACAAATTGAAGTAACCACATTAGACTTTCAGGATCTGACCACATCGGTTTTGATGCATTCTCACTCCACATCAACGGATCTTCACTCTGTTCCGCTTGGGTATGTTGTAAAGGGATCTGAGTGGTATTGATCTGCTTATAAAGCTGGAATGACGTTTGAACCCCATCGCCTACAAACGTGCACTGAAATTCATTGTCCTCAGGCATCTTGAAAAGAAATGAATCAAATGAGCCACGGCGCTCTAGAAAGAAACCTTCAAGTTGCTGTAATTCATTACGCCCCTTGCTCTCCCGAAGGAATGCAAAGGACATGCTGATCTGATATTTAGGTACTGCCTGATAACTAGCCCTTAGTTCTCGACCATTTACTGATTGCATGATCTTGGTATTGAACATCGGGGTTTTGGTGAGATCCCACTCTAAACCCGGCAGTTCAGGAAACAATACGTCTGACATGAATCCTCCTTATTTACCAAAATTGCGGTTATAGCCTTTCAAGCTGTTTGCTACAGCTTTACCGTTTTTCTTCAGCCATCGATCAGCACCTTTGGTGTCTACAAATCCAAGATTAAAGTGATACGAATCACCACCAGATGCAGAAGCAGGATCAGCAAACCCAGCATTGGCCATAGATTTACCTAAGGCACGAATGGTATTGGCATGCTGTTTCGGCAATACCATTTCTTCTTCGTGCAATTGCGTCATAGGGTTTACACCAGATGGAATGTCGTAACCGCCTCGAGCAGATTTGATCTTGCCCGCAAGACCAGCAACCAAACCAAAAGCAGCCGCACCAGCACCAACGGCTAAAATTGGACCGACATACGGAATTGCGACCATCGCTTTAAAAGCTCCGGCCATTGCTTCCCAAGCGGACATCATGATGCCTTTGATAGCTTCAGCTGCTTTTAAGCCTAAACGTGCTAGACCACCTGCTGCTGTAACGCTGGTACGTGTTGCTTCACCTGCAATGGTTGCCCCTGTTTGAGCAGCTTGGCCAGAAGCTTCTGCTGCTGTTTCAGCACCAACAAAGCCAAGTTTACGCGCCAATTTAATAGCTTGGATTTTTAACCAGTCTTGCAACTCTTTAGTAGCTGTTTGCAAGGCAAATGCCCCCATATCAGCAAGAACTGCTTTAGTTGCGTTACTCCAAGTGAGGGTACCATTCATAAGAGACTGAATGCCCTGATCCCAAAGGTTAGAAAGACGAGAAGTAAACCCACCGAACTTAGCCTCAAAGTCTTTCATTTCTGCATCACTGATTAAGCCCATAGACTTAGTGTCAGCAACTTTCTGGTCTGTCTCTAAATCAGAAATGTTGTTTGTGATTTGGTTTTGATTGCCCTGTTTGCCAGTAATACCGGTTTGCTCATTCTCAAGTGCTAAACGCTCTAAAAGACCTTGCCGCTTAATTTCGCGTAACTGATCTTCTAGCTGTTTTTCCAACTGAACTTTACGGACATTTGAAATTTTCTTGGCATCATATTCAGCTTGGATCCGTGCAGCTTCGATTTCATAAAGTCGTTGTGCTTGCTGTTGATAATTGTCTATTTGTTCTTCACGAGCTTTTTTGTATTCCTCAAACTCTTTTAAACGAATAGCAATGATCTTGTCTGAAGCATCCTTTTCGGCTTTGACTTTTGCAGCTGCTTTTTCATCGGCAGTCATCTTGGATTTTTCAATCTCATCTAATGCCTTTTGCAGATCTAAAGCGACTTTCTTTTCTTCGGATGCATATTTATACCGAATATCGGCAAGTGCTTTAGCTGCTTGTTCAGCTTGGCGCTGACGCTCTTTAGCTTCCTGCTCAGCCTTAGATTTAGCTGATGATTTAGAACCGCCTTTCTCGTCTTTTTCACCAGTACCTATACCTAATTTTGTATTAGGTGGTGCAGTTCCTAAGCCAAGCTTAGGTGGTTTTGGCGGCTCGACTGGTTTGGTCGGATCCTTAAACACATAGTTGGTAATCTTCTGATTACCCGCCGTAGTAACCTCAAGAATTCGCTTTCCTGCTGTGACAAGTGAATTGGCTGCTGTAGTGGCTCCCGCATTCCAAGAGTTTTTCAGGTCTGCCATGCGGCCCTTCATTTGATTAGTGTATCGATCAGTAATACTACCAAGCTGAGATAAACCACCCTCCCATGCAGCTTTTGCACCTGAGAAGTTAAAATGGAGGATATTATTTACAACGCTACCAAATGTTTGAAACTTAACTTGTAGAACATCCAAGCCGTACTGGATAGTGCTACGAACCATATCAAAGCCAGCCATAAGGCCATTAAATGCAATAATTAATGCTTGGCAGACCGTAACAACAACGGCACGAATGATTGCAAAAGCAGATTGCACGCCTACCTGAAAGCCCGTAACTACTACACCTAATGCTCGTAGTACTACAGATATAGCATCCATAAAGCCTATCTGTTTATTCGCATCGTCTCCAATGCTTCCAGTCAAGTCACTCCAGATTGCCCCGATCGTTGTGAACTGCTCACTCAGAATGCTAAATAGGCTTTCAAAAATACCAATAATCGATTTAATTGAATCATCAATGGCATCCTTAGAATCAACCGCAAAAGTTAAAAATTGATTGGCTAATTCAGTCAGGGATGGAGCTGCTTGTGCTGCAATTCGGGTTAATACTCCTTGAAGTGTTGTTTGGACAGTCTCAAGGGACGTATTAAATTCTTTGGTAGCAGCTATGGCATCATCACTCATGATTACGCCTAGATCATGAGCCTGTTTAGCATACTCTTTTAATTTTTGACCGTTGTTATCCAATAATGGAGCTAATAATGTTGCATCGTTCGCAATGGCTTCCATATAGAAAGTCATTTCAGCCTGTGAAACATTGGCTTTTTGCAAAGTCTGGTAGTACTTTTCTAGGATTTGCGGACCAGATAAGCCTTTAAATTGTTGGGCAGTGACACCGACTTTTGGCGCGATCTTCTCAAAGAAATCGGCCATCTCACCACCACCAGTTTGCATGAAGTCACCAAACTTATCGTTTACATCTTTCATGATGTCCGATAGCTTGTCCTGCTCCACGTTTACTTTTTTGGCAGCAAATGCCCATTCTTGAAATTCTAAAGTATTCGAGTTTGCTAATCGGGCTTGAATCTCTAACTCTTTTGAAGCCTTACCTACTGCAGATACAAGATCAGGAATTGCTGCAACCGCTTCCGCTGCACTTCTAGCAATCTCTTGGCCAATACCAAGAAAAAAACCGCCTCTGACTAAAGATAGGCCATTAGTCAGCGAGCTCTTAATATCATTGCCTACTGTCTTAAACTTATCAGAAAGGTTTGAGGCAAAGCCATTTAGCTCTGACCGTAGATTAGAAAGATCAAGTTTAAAATCAATGTTATGCCCAGTACTTTCAATCTTCTTGGCGGAATCTGAAACTATTTTTTCTGCATCTTGCATACCTTCCTTTAACTCGGAAGTTTTAGCACCAACATGCACTTCGACACGGTTATTATTTGCCATACACACCTCATAGGCATAAAAAAACCTTGCCGATGCAAGGTAAATTTGAAAAATAAAAAACCCCGTGTGAACGGGGTTATTTTCTAAAGAAAATTTATTGAATTACAACTAAGTCAGTTATTCCACAACCTGACGATGCAGCTTGAGAATGTATAAATCCCATATTAAATTGTTTGACTGTTTTAGTTTCACCAGCTTTAACAATCTCATAAATTACTCGGCTATTGCTGTCGATCTTTGTTTTACTATTAGAATAGTGCTCACACTCTACAGTGATATCTTTAATGTCATATTTACTATTATTTTTGATTTTAAAATCAACCAACATGACACTATCAAAACCACCTTTTGACCAATCATAATCAAGTACAGTATTTTTTAATGCATCTTCTTTAGGTGACAATTCCCTAGTGCTACTTGATGAAGAAGATCCCTCTCCACCACCAGCAATAATGCCAATAATAAATAGAATAACAAATCCTAGAAAGATCCATTTTAATAAGGAGCGTTTTTTAACTTTTGCTCCACAACTTGGACAATTTTTAGCTTGAGTACTAACTTGTGCCCCACACTCTTTACAATTTGTTAAAGCCATTGATTTATCCTTATAAAGTTTAATCAACAAACTTTAACCAACGCTTACAAATAATGCAAACAGGGCAGCCTCAACCACCCTGTGGAAAATTCGACAAAACTTCCAGCATATCGTCCTCGTCATCATCTGAAACGGTGATAGCTTGCGGAGTTTCATCAATTCCCATAAATGCTTCCAAAATACGGCAAAGCCGTTGTATCCCAATATGCGCGGGAGGGTTACTTTGCTGATACGCACTTAATGCTCTTAATCTAGGCAGGTCCATTTCATTACGCACATAGTCGTAATCTTTACCCATCGTTAACACTAAATGCGTGTACAGCTCCTCCCAGTTTATTCCCCCGAGCTTTCACCTGCGGGTTTACCTGTATATTCCAAGCCAGATGTTTTAGTTACTAGGGCTAAAACTTCTTCCATGTTTGCCATGTCTAAAAGCTCATCCGAAACATATTCACGGGTAATATCCGGGTAATTCCGTTTTAAACAAATATGAGCCATATCCACAATGACGGAAACAGGCACATCATTTGAGCTTAACTGTTCTTGGAAACGCTCAAGTGTACCCAATGGTGCCGGAGCAAAAATCCATGTCTGACCAGCAATCTCTTTACTATTACCACGTGGGCTATCAACTTGCTTAAATTGCATTTGGCATTACTCCGATAAATCGATTTTGAAAACACGGTTAAGATCATTAGCCATAGGCTGGAATTCAAACTCAGGAATATCGTAATCGTCCTGTTTTGAACTGAATCCAAGTTTGTTACTGGTACAACGGAAGAAATTCATGTGCATGAACTTGCCTTTGTAGTCACGTTGCAGGTCAACGGCAAACTCTGGCGTATAACCCATATCTAGGTTAGATACAGTGATTGATTTAGCACCCGCTACCATTGCTGAATAACGGAAGTTAATAAATACCGTTTTCCCTGCATCTGCAGCAGCAAATGTATAAGCACCGGTTGCCGCATCTACACTGTATTGTCCTGTTGCTGGTGCCGAAGCTACACGTTTAAGTGGGATTGCTTTCGCATCCGTTACGCCTAGATCCTTTACAAACGTACCACTGTTAGGAACAACCGGAGTAACTGAACCACCAGCCGGAATAACCTCACCATTAATGGTTTGGGAAACCGTTTCGATTCCACCTTCAGCAACGACGCCACCGAAGAAAATGGAATTTAACAATGCACCGTTAATACGCCCGAATGAAGCTTTACATTTAATGGTACCTTTACCGCGTGCTGCATCAACGGCGAATTGACCACGACCGAAAAGCTCTTTTAAGTCATAGCTAATATCCACACCAACGGATTGCATCACCCCCACTTCTACTGGTGTGGGATTAATAATCGGTTGCCCGTATACATCTTGAATCGGTGTAGCAAAGATCTTGCCGGCACCAAATAAATATTGAGCCATTTATTTTGACCTCTCTAAAATGACAAAACCGCCATAGAGGCGGTCATAAAATGAATATTTTGTTAATTGGTTGTGAGGATCCGGATAGGAATAATGGCAATCGCCTGATCATCCAGCATGTTTTCTACTGCTTCATACACTTCTATTGTGCCTTCAATCCAGCAATGCTCTACCAAACCACCTAAGGTTTGATATTCACTGAAATCCGGATGGTCTGGCTGAATAGCTTCACGTATACGATCGATGAATATATTCATCTGCGATGATGGTGGCTTTGTAGTGTCCGATTCATGAATATAGAGATAAACCTCAGCAGCTAGTTCAACTTTTGAATCTAAACCATGTACCGGGACTTCTTGCTGATTGCCTTGTGTAATAAACATGGCTGGACGCTGTTCTGGTGTTACATGGTTAAAGTGACGTAAACGGCGACTTACCGTAATCAATCCTTCTACCCTTGTGCTTAACCTTTCAAACAACGCCTGATAGATTGCTTCGCTATCCACCTGCAATACCTCGCTGAATTGCTGCATCAATATTTTTCGGCACAATCTTGGCCACAATATCCAGTGAATCACGCATGAAACGTAACTCTCTAAAACGTACATTCCTAGAATGGGCCTTAATATTGACCTGAACAGGTGAGATAGGTCGGCCAAAAGCCTGTTTAATCGTCCTAAGGTGAGCTTTAACACCCAAAGCACCATTTAGACCAAACTCATGTGCAGGGGCATAAGGCACCAAAGCACCACCAGCACCTACGGTTCCCTCTATGGAATCCTTATCCTCATCCACCTTTGATGAAACGGATCCACGCAAGCGACCTGACTGAACTTTAAGTCGTTGGCCACTTAACATGTCTTCCTGAACAATCCGCTGTAAGCGCAAAGTAAGAGCGTTAATCGTGCGTCTTATTTCAAACCTAACGCGATTATTCATCTCATCAAAGTTGACTTGGCTATCAACACGATAATCGCTCATAGCTTAATTACTCTTTAGCAGATGCCGCCGATTTCTTTGGCTCAAACACTTCAACATAACGCTCAAAACCTAAGGGCTTTAAAATATGGATAATGTCATTATCAGATTCTAAAACGCCGTTTTTGATATCTAGGTTTTGCCCGGCAATAACGATTTTGGTTGGCTTGTAACCTTCTGGTGCCTGATATTTAAAAGGCATGGGTCTCTCCTATACGACAAAAGCGCCAACACCTAAACGGTTAGGGTTTGTGCCTTCATCATCGATTGGAATGGAATTTTTTAACGCAAGGTAGCGCTGGCCATACATGCTGAGATCATAGAAAGCTTCTTTCGATGATCGGGAATAACTCACACTTTGGCCCGCAATTGTCATGCTTGAGGCGGTACCAAAAGCAGCACCATTGCCACTTAAAGTACCAACTTTAAGAATATGTGCTGCATATAGACCTACAGCACGTTCCTTTAATGCCCCGAACTCAATTTGAGAAACAATCAGATCCGCTTCTTCTAAAGCATCCTGAATTTTTGCATCTGGCAAAGACATTAAACTCGAATCAGTCGAGAACTTTTCACGAAACGTTTGTACGTCCATAGACTCACCTTATTCTTTAGCCTGAGCTAACTTAGCTTGTAACTGCTCAAGTGTTTCATCATCACTAAACGTTACTTCAAGCGCTGTTAATTCAGCCTTCACGGCGGCCAAAGCATCTTCATCAGTTGGCTTTTGCTGCTCACCTGCTGCATCGTTTTGTTTACCACCTTTACCACCACGGCCACCAGTTTTACCCGCTGTTTTTGGCTCATCTTCCGCGATTTCCTGAACTTCAAGTTCACCGATATCAATAAGATGTTTAGCAAACTTATTTTTAGTGAGCTTCTTGTGCGCTTCTTCATCCACAAGAGTTGGTGTGCCTGTAGGCAAAACAGCAATACCAGAAAAAACAAAAGCGGCCTGTAAGCCGCTATAGATATAAGAATATTTCATACTGTTTTAATCCTTACACGTGATCCAAGTAACGGAGAGAATCAACACGCTTCAACCATACGCCCTGATATTTGTAGTGACCAGGCACTTTAATATCTACACCAACTGGTTGAGCTGCCAAGAAAGTGACGTCATCACATTTCATTTGGATGCATGACGGATCACGGCGGTAAATAATAGAACGGTCAGCACCTGCCGTACCTTTGCCGTTTGAACGACCTAAACCACGAATGGTTAACGGCTTACCTTGTGATGCGAAGATGTTATTTTCTTCAATGAATTTCAAGAATGTCTTACCGCCAGAATCAGCAACTACACGGGTAGAAAGGTGTAAATACTGATTAGATGCCATTAAATAAGTATCCGGCTGTACAGATGCATCCCCATCGATAAGATCTTCAGCATCTGCCAAGCTTGCGTTGAAGTCACTTAGTACTTCTTCAATGGTTGCAGTAGCCCAGTTATGTTGGGCTGAAACAATGGTTACGCCTGTCTGATTTAAGAAACCCTTAACCCCTGTAAGCTCGTTGCCATACCATGCAATATTGCTTAAGTGTTTTTCTGCAGCTAATCGCGCCGCTTGCACTTTGTCAGCTTCAAGCGGAATATTCATTTTTTGAGCTGTTTCTAATTCAAGAACTGAATACCAATAGCTGATGGTACCAACCTTGATAGGCAGTGAAACACTGTCATAGTCCACTTCTGCCACAGGGATGTCATTACCTGTACCTGAATGGTCCTTACCAATGCCAACGCCTTTTTTACGTGTAAGTACTTCACCACCACCAAAAACACCATTCACAGGTTTAACAGGAATGTATTTAGCGTAATCCATCACTTGCTGAAGCTGAGGATCCATTTCGTTAAACTCTTCCAATTTAACGAACAATTGGGCTAAAGCATCAAGGTTAAACGCATCACCAATAGTTGCCTGTACCACTTGAGCTACTGGTGTTAGACGTAGCTTCATTGCTGCCAATTTACTCATAATTATTATGCCCCACGTAAGCGAACAGCAGCTAAGCCCTGTTCATTTGAAATTGTTTCCCAAGATGCGTTCGGTAACTCTGTACCGTCCAAAGCTGTTGGGGATAGAGAACCTAACGGCGCTGCTGTGGTACCGTTAGCTGTTTTGACATATACCTTTGCGTTAATGTCTGTGACCGGTGCGGTAACCTTCACGTAAATCGAACCGATGGTCATAACAGGTGCTACATCTGTAGCTTTGTATGCCTCTTTACCATCAGCCGTTTTGCCTGACTTACCTACGCCGTGACGTACGATAATTCCAAACTTGGTATTAGTTGCACCAGTTACCGCTGAAACTGTTTTTCCGTCAGTACTTCGTACAACCACGTCACCATCGTTTACCAAACCGGTACCAGCTACAGGCAGGGATAAAATATCCTCTGGGCCAATGAGGTGAAACTTCATACCGGGTACAGCATCGTATTGCTTAACCATGATTTACTTCCCCTTAGATTGTTTTGTATGCGTTTTCTTTGCTGTAGGTCTTTTCTTCCCCACCGCCTGCTGGGTTGCCATCACCAGCTTTAACACTTTGCTGCTGGTGAAGAGCATCACCTACAGGATTAGAAGGATGAGTACCCTTCACAGCACAGAGTGCACGGAAAGTTGTGTCGATCTGCTCAGGCTTTGCATCACCTACTGATACGTTACCCATCAAAGCAGTTACTAAAGCATCACCAGCTTTTGCAGCAATAACATCACGCTTGATTTGCTCACATGAGCAACCTTCGGTTTTAACTGTTGGTACCAATGCTTTAGCATCCGCAATCACAGCAGCACGTTCAGCCGCAGCTTGCTCAAGCTTTTCAGGCGTCATTTGGTTCTTTTCCAGATCACCTACTTTTTGCTCCAGAGCTGTTTTTTCGGCATGTAACTGATCTACAACCGCTTGAATGGCACCTAGTTCATCACCGATTGAAAATTGCTTATCACCCACTTTAAGTTTTGCAGCCTTCATGTTTTCAAGCTGCTCTTGTTGCTGCTTTAATGCATCTGCTAAGGGCGTGTTGTCGCCGATGTTAAAGCGGATACCGTTTACAATTACTTCCATTGTTTTCCCCTTTGGTGGAGTTTGTTGTTTGTCACCGATGCGGCAATCACCACCACAACGGCCATATTTAACGAGCGCTACGTGATTGCCAATAAAATTGATAAATTTGGCTTGATACGGCGTGCCATCTGGCGCCGTACCCTGCTCAACGATTAATAAGGCTCCATAGCCAAGCGACATTTCTATCCGCTCGTTGCTTTGGATCAAATCAATACTGATCTTGTCTTTAATGAGCAAATCACCCACCAGATAATCGCCTTCCTGTCGAACGTTCTCACAATAGCCAATGTGATAATCCTTCCAGTTAGATGCGTTAATTTCATTTTTAGGCGGGTGATAGTCAGTAGCGTCTACACCATTGAAGCTTTGAATAGCCTCAGGTTTGAAAAGCTCTTCTGCAGGCGTGTAGACATTGATGACTTGATCAGCGGTATAACCTTCCAGAGATGGAAACTCATACGCATAGTACTGTCGTACTTGTGGCGCTTTAGCTAAGCGAACATTGACGCATTTCAGATACCCATCTTGGGTAAATGAGCGTGTCGATTCGCTTGGCGCAAAGTCACCAATTTTGAGTTGGTAAATGGTTTTCATAAATTGCGCTCAATAAAAAAACCACCCGAAGGTGGCTTTATTAATTTTCAAAATTACGTTCTTGAATAGGTAACAGAAAAGTCTTTAGCAGAACCGAAATCTACACCATCAATAAAAATATTAGTTTTAATGGGTTTGATATTCGGCGGCTGCAATCCTTTTAAACTTCCCACCACCTCTTGAAACTTTTCAGCAGCCTTACCCGCCGCCTTAGCCAAGTTAGGAAACCCGTCACAGCAAGACATTAACCACAGTGGAGTGAAGTCGCCACCAGTTACAAACCCGCCTTTAGCAAATTTCTGTGCTTGTAAACGGCGATAAAACCGTTTTTTACTAAACTTTTTGCGTTTCATGGCCATAAATACTTATTAATGGTATTAGGCTTTTAAAGCCATAATGATCGAATCTAATTTCCAAAGCAGAATGGGGATTGAAATTAAAAGAACTGACAAGAAAACCTTTTTCAAAGTGAGTTCTCGGATCTGGTTCATTTGCTCAGGGGTTACGTTACTTACTTCATCCCATTTTATTGGAGGGGTAGAAACAGTTGGTGGTGGAGGCTTAGGTTTTTTAGAGCTTTCTACTCCATCTACTTTAACTAATGGGGGTGTACAAACAATCGGCGGAGTGGGTCTTCTTGGACCATGGTCCTTCCCACACTTCCAGCATTTCTCGCTAGCGTTAGAATCAGTCAATTAAGATATCCTCATAGTTAGGCAATGCCGTGCAACGACATCGGATAGGCTGACCGGGATGCCCCCCTTCTGGCGGTGAATCCCATCTGAATGTCTTGCCCTGTTTATGTTGATGATCTGGGCGTACACGCTCATCTTTCGCCGTTTGCCATGTGTATGTCTCAACACCCATCGAAAGCTGTCGAGCTTGGTTAATTTGTCCGTTAATCTTGCCCATCTGATCACTAGCAATAAGACGTGCACGATAATCAGTAGATAACCCTAATTGCTTAATAGCTTTGGCCAACTCTTCATTGGTTTGTCCAGTCTGCAAAGCGTTGGTAATTAATACTTCAAGCTTATCGGCATATTGCTGTGGAATGGACTTAATCAAACTGACATTAGCCGTAATGTTTAGATCTACCTCATCCTGAATATCAGCAGCTCGATAGAACGGCGTAAGATCTACACCAATAATTGTTTTAGTGTGTTCTGCAATTTGCTTGTCCACTTCCTTTTGCGTGTCAGTCACAACCTTTGTGGCTAGAGGCCTAGAAATCTCAACAACATATTTTGTGAGCTTTTCCCTAAACGCCGTCATCATGTCTGAGAACCAAGCATCACCGATATTCTGGCCGACTGTAGGAATAACCAATTCTTTTGTTTGTTCCTGACAGTATTTTGAAATAGCCAGTAGTTGTCGTGTGTAATATAGCTCAACACGGCGATTTACGTGCACGGCTCTCGGCTTGGAAGCTTTACGACCTTTTTTACGTTTCTTCGCCTGCTGGAGGTGGGGTTTCAGGATCTGAATTATCGTTGTCATTAAGCTTCACCATTGTCTCAAGCTCTTTGATATGTTCTTCATCGATCACTGAATAAACACCGTCAATAAGTAGCTGCCGTGCTATCTGTGGCTCTGTGATGATGCCCATCTCTAAATATTTAGCATCCCGTTCAGCGTTAGCTTTCTCAACTTCAGAACGGACTTTAGCGTCTAGTTGCCATAATGGGTTAAACACAACATCTAAGCTTGGAATCTGACGACCAAATGTAGTTTGAACAATTACTCTTAAAAGCTTCATCATGAATGGCTTTAAGGACCATGTTTGCTTAGTTGCGATACTGTCATAATAGTTCCGTGTGTCATGTTCGCCTGTTGCATTCATACCCGCAGGTGATTGGCCAAATAAAATCGTATATGGCATATCCGCAGCACCAGCAGCTTGAATAGAGAATTCACGCATTAGATCCGGCAAACCACCAAAGCTATAAGACTTTGAATCGTATTCTTCGTCTTTATCCAAGACGAGCATACCGTTTAAGCCTTTAAGCAATCCGACACTAAGAAAACGTTCAGCTACGGATTTCATATCCTCTTTGATCTTATCGACCAAGTTAGGTGTTCTAATCACGTCAATTTTTGATTCATGGACCAGACTAGCAGTGGCTTTCTTTACGGCAGCATGATCAAGTAGATCCTCATAAACTTCCTGTAAGACACTTACCGGCTCTTCATTAACTACATCGGCATGGCCAAACTTATATAAGCGGGTATGGTGGATTCTTTGAGTTGATTTCCCGTCCAGCTTTAACTTATAAAATTCAGGCTGCTTTAAAAGTCCACCTGCCTCCTTAGGCGATAAGTATTTACTGGTATCAGCTTCAATGTACTTTTTCTTAAGCACCGTGAAAAACTCTAAACGACCAATACCTAACTTGTTTAAATCAAACGGTTGATCTAAGTTGCCGCCGTCCACTGTTCCTAGAAGCACATAGCAAACACCATATAAGCGAGAAAGTACTAAACTAGATAAGAGCACCCCATCTAAGTTAAATGCCTTACACGCCTCTTTAAGCTTCAATAAATCGTTGTCTTGTATCCCTTCATAGAACCATCCAGCTCGGAGCATGTCACTTGCTGGTCGGTTGACGATTCGCTTAGCTAACCAGTGTTGATACACGGCTTCTAATTGCTCATCAGGAATTACTTTCTTAACAAAAGAACCGTGTGAAGCTTTGTCACGTTCGGTACCAATATTTGAGACAAAGTTTGTATACGCCCCTGCATCGCCAATTGCATCGGGCTTTTTAGTTTCAGCCATAATTTCCTCTAATCAAATACAGTTGGCTTTTTGGCTAATGAATCATTAATTGCATCAATGGTCGGGTCCCACTGGTCGTCATGGTCATGTGACCAATCAGCAGTGAGCCCTTCAATCTCTTCAATGTAGTTCAATAGCCACGGTGCATTAGCTGGTAACCAGACACGGCGTTCTTCAACATAAAGAATGACGTCCATAGTCCTTGATAGCTTGTCAGTACTTCGCTGAATCGCACGTATTGGTAAAGTGGTCTGCTTAGATATGGACTGTATTAAACCGGTACCACTCGCCTTATCCTCTACGGCCATATAACGAAGCTTGCCAATCTTTGTGTTACTGTCCTTGTGTTTATTGATAAAAGCTTTAGCTTCTTTCAATAGCTCTGGTGCTTCCCATTTGCCACGCTTCACATCGATGATGTAAAGGTTATTGTCATAGCCAAGACCAGCACATAAGAACACTGAAAAGTCATTATGCTCTTTGGTCTTCTGCGCCGTATCTGCCCAAATCGCACGCCATTTAAGAACAGGTAATTCAACATAACGGCCAAACCATTCAGCCTTAACAAGATCACCACCCAGCTTTTTAGGGTTTTGCATGTATTGGCTTGCAAAGGTGTAGCGTGACACTGTAGCACCGTCTTTATCTTCCCCACCTTTCTCCAGCTGAAGCAAAGAAAGTAAAGATTCTTTTAACGGCCAATAGCTTTGTCGACCTTTCTCATCACGTTCAACATCACGTGGAATTTTGCGCTGTATGTGCTCTGGTAGCTTACTGATGTACTCATCATCAATAAGTGCGGGAATACTGATTTGTTCCCATTCACCAGGTACATTGCCAGTCAACACAAAGTTAGTCGGATCTTCAACGTGCAAACGTTGCATGATCAGAATAATTGGCGTGTCAGATTTAGCTTTACGAGAGTTGACCGTGTTTAGAATTTTACGATTAGCTTTACGTCTAGCGGTCTGGCTAAATGCATCCTCAGGCTTTAATGGGTCATCAAGAATAATCGCACCGGTAAAGCCCTCATTGGCTAATGTACCGGCACGGCGACCTGTGACCTGCCCACCCATCGAAGCAGAATAAACATGACCTGCGTCATATCCATCGACTGTGGTTTTCCAACTAGACTTAGCGTCCGTACTGGTAGAGATCTTTACAGGCCATAAATTCTGAAAGTCATCCGACTTGACAATATTCCTTGCTGTTGCTGATACATCCTCTACAAGTGACTGCGAGAAAGACAAATACAGAAACCGCGAACGTGCATTACGCGCTATACCACGGGCAATAAGGTTTGTGAGTAATTCAGTTTTACCGCTTCCGGGTGGAACGTTAATAACTAGGTTCTTAACCTTTCCAGCGATTACCTCGTCAATCTTGTCGGCAATATATTCATGATGCCAATTGACCGAAAACTTAAAACCCATACGTGGCAAGAAGAAAGCACGAGTGAAAAATAAATGTTCTTTCTCACATTTAATCCGTTTAGCTTTGGCTTTAACAGGATCAATATTCGTTCTCGAGTTCATCTATCGCCTGCCTTACCTGCTCATCGGTAGCAGTCACATAGGTAATATTTTCGCTTTGTAATGGACCACCACCAGCGCCTGTAATTTCAGTCTTATTCGTGTACTTGCCGCCCATGTCCTCAGCAGCCTGCTTAAGAATGCTTAGAGCTGCTACACGGTTTCTACTGTGCTTTTGATATTGGCTTTCGTAACGCTGTAAACGCACCGCTAAATTTGCAATAGGGATTGCCTCAGGCTTACCCAAAAACATTTCGCGAGTCTTTTCAAAATCTTTTCTTAATTCTTCACTCAGGTTCTCGCCTGCCCGTTTTGTCGGATCGTATTTCTCACACTGCTGTTTAGTAACTTTTATCCCGTATTCTTGGTTGACGAGCTCAGCAGTTTCTGTGGGTGTATTAAATACGGCAAGTGAGCGAACTATAAAGAGTTTTACCTCTTTTTTTAGAGCCGCCATATCCTCAATCCTGTCAACCTACGTCAACCTAAATAGCCAAAAAAAGAGCCTTATGGCTCATGTAATTACGCAGTTCCCACAACATTTCGAAATATCTAAATCAGAAACAAACGGCGGATTTTTAGCGACCTCAATTAATCGCTTAACGTTCTTGCTTGGTCCATAACGTTTAACTACGCCAATAAACTCTTCAACGTCATGACCTGCAAGATAGTGCTTAGGAAGACCAGAACTATCGCTATAAACAATTTCTCCGTCCTCGTCTCTCATCACTCCAATGTGATAAAGCTCATGTTCAAGCAAGTAACAGAACTCTGTATCGTTTGCACGCTCACAGAAAGAAGCGTCGACAGTTATTAAGTAAGTTGGCACAAAGCCGAACCAGTCCCGCATCTGTTGCTCTTGTCTAGCTTTGCGCCAGCCACCAACATTGAACATGACTTTTTCGCACTGGCCTAATACCATAGCTTGCTTGCTTTTATATGCAGAAGAGGCCCAAGCAAATGCTAAAAATTCTTCATTATCGTGAAGCAGCTCAGCTATGTGATCGTGATCGGGGTTATAAAGAGGCCCACCTATCGTTAAGTAGTTGGCCACAACCCATTTCTTTAGGTCTGGAGCTGGTGTTAGTCTTATTGCTTCTTCTTCATCTGCTTGATCAATAAAATCAGTCGGTGGAAATGGTCTGATCTGCTCCATCTTCAATTCTCGCTAATTCGTCTTTAATCCAGTTAATGACATATCCCGACAAAACAGAGTCTGGATGAAAGCGCTCTATTTTGTAACCCATCTCTTCAGCATGATCATATCGATCAAGACTCCAAGCCTTATTTGATAGCTTTCCGCTACGGCCACCAGACCAAGGACCACCCGCTATTTCAATGAGCAAGCGTAATTTCACAATATGAAAATCAAAACGCCAATTTTTGGTATGTATTGGTTGAAACTTGCTTTCAAAACCAATTGCCAGATCCGTTAATTCTTCTTGTAGTGTTGCTTCAGCTTCTAAATATTTTTGAGTAGCTTTAGGCAGTGGTCTGGATTTGGGTTTGGTTTTAGGTTCTTTTTTTCGTGTAAGCCAAAAGTACTCTTTGTCATCCATACAAATAGCCTCTTACAAGAAGCCTTCTGGCTTATTGTTTAGGCGAGCAATTAATTTATTTTGCTTTGCTATAGCCAAAAAAAATCGCTCATCTAAGTGAGCGATCTCTTCTTCTATTAGGCCTTTGGTTGTGCAACTTCCCAAATGGTTTAGCTCTATTTGGAGCTGTCTAATCTCATGCGTAATTTTTTGAAATTCAGTCATACTTACTCCAAAAAGAAAAACCCTACCATAAGGTAGGGTTATTAATACTGTAGGTTTTAAATCTGCTGAACTCTAATCTCTCTATGTCCAAACATATTTACACCATCCTTAACAGATTTAACCAAATATTCTCGATTTGAACCATTTTGTAGAGTCTTGATTAATCGATCTCCAATTCTTATGCCATCTGTAGAGTCACTTGTGAAGATTGTTTCTTCATTATCAATTCTACAAGACTTCAAAGCGCTTCGAGTACCATCATTGGAAATCACAACAAGCTCTTCTGAACCATTAAACAACATATACTTCACCTCTCAATAAATTACTCAATTAGTAAAGCATAAATTTTAACCAGTGTAAAGCATAAGTATTTGATTCTCAATAGTAAATTATTTACTATCGAGAACTAAATCATCAAATTAATAAAAGAAAAAGCCCCGCCAATAACTAGTATGAAGCGGGGCCGTTTGCGCCGTAATCCGTCCGGCTAAAAGAGAGGTGTGCTTATAAAACACCTCTCACGAGATTAATAAAACTTATTTGCGTGTATTCCACTGGCGAATAGCATAATTAACAACTGATCTTTCTTCATAAACAGTGTCGCAATGAAAACTTTCATCCCAAGCGATCATCGCCCAAGCACTAGGGCCTTCTGATCCACAATCATGACACCATGTGAAAGCATCCCATGCTATAGAGCCGTCTTCATCTGGTTTTCCATAATGTGAAGAATCTGTACAAATTGAATCAGATCCACAAAATGGGCAATTTAAAGGTTTTTCATCTGGCCGTAATTCTGGTTTTTCTTGATCAGCATGCCAGGTATTTCCCATTTCCAGTGCTCCAGATACGCAAAAAGCCCACTAAAATTAGTGAGCTTCTATTAAGTTTTTCAGGCGATCCATGTATAAAGCGCCCATTTTAGAAATACTTATACTCAACCGTTCTGTTTATGTCAAGCAAGGGTGATTTCTTCTGGCTCAAAATGAAACGATCTAGCCAAGCTTGTTCTAATACTATTTTCCCAATTCTCTATACAAGCTTCAGCAATTAGCTCGTATGGTTCATAGCGTTCAGAATATCCAGATTTAGATACTTTTAATTTTGCGATTGTAATTTTTTCATGCAATGTATATGGGCGTTTCCCCGTACCACCGCATTTATCACAAAACTTAGATCCGTTTGGATACCCCTTTTCATTGAATAACTCCAATTTGCCTAGTCCCTGGCAATGGCCACACATTGCCTTTGTAAATAATCGCCCACGCAAAACAACCTCAGCAATACCTTTGGCCACATTTGATAAATCGCCCTGACAATTATTTGGCTTAAAGTTCTTTTTGATCATTTCACGATGGATCTTACCCGCCAGTACGTTTCTAACGCGGAAAAAATCAGCTGAGTTAATCTCCCCTTTTTTTATTTCAACTTTACCCGGTATTTCACCAATACGCTTTTTTGATTCCTTACCATTAATTATCCTGGTCTCATAAATTTTCTTTGTTTCTGTGATTTCTGCAATGCGCTCAAAATCAACACGTTCAAGCAGTAATTCTGCCCATTTTTTTGCACCTGCAGGCAATAAGGCAATTTCTCCCAAAACAACATGCTTAGTAATTTTCCCTTTACCTTCGCTTTGAGCAATAGCAAGGCGAAGTAACTCAATAAAATCAAACTTTTCAACTAACATAATCGCCTTCCTATTTACCCTTAATTAATAATTCAATTTGCTTTAATGCCATACCGGACTTAACTTGCTCTGTGCTGAACCGTAAAACTGTAAAACCCATCATTGCTGCGGAGTTGTATTTCTCCATATCTCCTAGATAACCTTTGCCCCTCGTATGGCGACCTCCGCTCCAGATCCCGCCTTCTACCTCAATCAAAATCTTTGTACCCGTTATTAAAAAATCTGCTCTCCATTTACGATCAGGATGGAACTTATATTCCTGTTCAAAACCAATCTTGCATGCTCTTAAATGCGTTGCCAGAACCATTTCACCCACACTTGGTTGTCTGGCAACTTGCTTTGCTGAACGCCGCTTTTTATTTTTCTTTATCGGAAATAACTTGCGGTATTCAGCAATGCTGACTGACGACATCAAGCCCCACCCTTGAGCGCTTGCTCTCCCATCAATTCATACTTGTTTGCACCACATCCAAAGCAATGTAGAAGTGCATAGCCATCTTTATTAGAACGTATTGCCTGCCATGGCTCCTTGCCACATTGACCACACATGCCATTTATCATCGCCGCAATAGATTTCCCTTTCCATGCACCTAGTTCCTGCTCAAGGAATTGCACCCGCTTTTGCAGCTCATCACTGCTCTTAAGCTCTTTCACATACATTTCATCAAGCGTTTCCGCTACAAATATGTATTCATTTAATTGTTTTTGCAGCTCCTCCATTTTCGCTAGCTGGTGCTGGAAAGACATATATGCGGTGTTAAGCATGCAGCAGTAGATAACACCCTCATCAGTATCGTTATCGAGAAACCATTTAGCATTAGGAATGTAAACGTTTTGCTTGACATCAAAATCACACGAATCTAAGCACTTTTGAGCAGCTTTAGAATCATGAAAAGGGAGGTTTAAATAATGCTTCTCAAACTCTTCTCTACACTTATCCATCTCAAACATCCTTTGATTGGCAATGGGGGCTGATGTGGTTTTCTATAGGGAAGTCGTCGCCCATATCGTTGTCAATGCGGTGGCCTGCTGCGATTTCTTCTGGGGTGGCATGACGGAACTCTTGCCAAAACACTTGATCGCCACACCAACAAACAAATTCATCCCCAAGACAAACTTTGTACTGACAATGCGAATGTTCTCTGATTTCATGAATCGCATTTACATCCCATTGCCAAGGGGCGTCTACAAGCCAAATAACCTTGTCACCCACTTTGAACTCTTTAAACTCACTCATGGCGATATCCTTTCTCATCAAGCTCTTTACGCGCCAAACACCACAAAACCACTGCCCCACAAATAGCTGCGGTAAAACATGAAATGAGTAACCCCCACGCTAAAATCTCGAATTTATTCATGCAGTTTTCTCCATGATTTTTAATAATCTTTCTTGCTGTAGTTCGTAGTAATCTGGATTTAACTCACAACCTAAATACTGACGGTCATGCATAAGGGCTACAGCTGCTGTTGTTCCGGATCCCATAAACGGGTCAAATACAACGTCTTTAACTCGAGATCCTGCTAATACACATGGTTCGATTAAATCCATTGGGAATGTTGCGAAATGAGCGCCCTTGTAAGGCTTTGTAGAAACTTGCCAAACACTGCGCTTATTACGTGTAAGTAAGTCATACTCGCTTTCTGATCTTTCTGATCTGTGTGTTCCGTATGCTTGATTGGGAATAACAGCAGCTCTCTTGCTGTTTTCACGTTTAAAACTATCGCGTGAAGATCTCGAGTAAACGGCTTTCATTGGACCGTTATGTTTCATCACGGCACGAGTACTACCATGTTGTTGATCAAGATTTTGGGAAAGTCTTTTGATTGAACTTTCTGCAACCGGTTCTTTAATTGCTACGTGGTCAAAATAATATCTACGTGATTTACTGAATAAGAAAATATACTCATGTGCTTTGGTACAACGGTCAGTAATACTTTCTGGCATTGGGTTCGGTTTATGCCAGATAATATCTTGGCGCAAATACCAACCATCGGCTTGCAGTGCAAAAGCAACTTTCCATGGAATGCCAATAAGATCTTTTGGTTTCAAATTAGATTGAGCTGCATTTTGTTTAGGTAAAACTAAACCCTTTGTTTTTGGATTTTTCCCGTCATTCAACCCAGTACGAGTCATGCCGCGGCCAGAACCTGCATAACTATCACCAAGGTTTAACCAAAGTGTTCCATCGTCATGCAGCAGCTCTCGTACTAAACGAAAAACTTCAACCATGTTTTGAACATATTCATCTACAGTATTTTCCAAACCTAATTGACCATCTACACCGTAATCACGTAACCCAAAATAAGGTGGTGATGTAACACAAGTTTGAGCTTTCAAGCCTTCTGCAATCATTTGATTCATCAGAGCACGGCAATCACCAAATAAAATCTTATTCATGCCGCTGCTCCCTTGCCCTGCTGAAATCCAACTTGAATTAAGTACGGCATCCATTTTTGCTGATGTGCATGATCTGCGAGTTTTACGGCGATTCGTGCTGCAAGTTGTTCATAGCTCTCGTTACCCTCAGCGTATTTGCTAGAAAACTCAGGATGTTTAGAAAGCTTGTCAGCGAAGACAGCAATCTGCTTTTTACTTAAACCGGTTGAATTGTTTTGTTCACCAGAAAATGATTTAGCTGGTTGTGATGCTTTTTTACGACGTTCGTATTTGGCTTTTGCATTCAGTAACCAATCAGCAAAATGGAAAATCAAAAGATCATCACAAAGATTCTTTGAGGCATTGTTGAGTTCAAATGCTCTAAGTTCTCGGTGGTACCATGTCTCCATTACGAGTTGATCAAAATCTACAGACTTGTCTGAAAGTAAAATTTCTTCACGAAGTTTTTTAAAACAAAGCCAAGTTTTTTTATTTTTAGATTCATCTGAAAGATTACTTGATAGATTCCGTGTACCAACGTTGGTACTGTTTGGTGGAATTGTTGGTACTGTTTGCTGGAAATGTTGGTACTGTTCCAATGTTGGTACTGTTTGAGAATCTTCCCCTTGTGTATCAAGGCTTTCCGAGCCTAACTGTTCCAATGTTGGTACTGTATTTTCTCGACCTTGCACACCAATTAAACGATAGACAATTACCTGCTTTGTTCGACCTTTTCTTTCACCAGTATCGAAAATTAAACCCTCAGAACTGAGTTCATCCAGAATCTTAAAAAGGGTTTTTTTATTAATCTGACAATCTTCAGCCAAGCGTGTAGAACTCGGATAACAGCAGTGTTGCTCATCCGCACGATCAGCCATTGAAAGCAGCACTAATTTTTTTAGAGCTGGAGAGGAACCACCCTTTTCCTGAGTGAATTTCTTTTTCCAAGCCCACACAGTAGCGTCTAAGCTCATTTATCCCCCTCTTCATTCACTTGAATGAAAGAGCCCAAATAGCGGATCCGCTTAGCTCTATAAAGACTCGATATAATTACGCCCGCATGGTAGAGATTTATGCCATGCACACCATGCTCATCGACCAGACCTTGCATAAACTCATCACGTGTAACTGCCGCTTGATTTACGTCATGGTTACGCTTTTTTAAGTTCGCTTTTCGCCCTTCCAACAAATCCGACAAAGTTTTTAAAGCCGGTTCATGCCACGACTGGTAACTTTGCTGACGTTTCTGCTCTTGCAGATTGCCTTTAGCTGTTTGGTTTGCTAAATTAGTTTGCATATTCATTGACCCTTGAAATTAATGAATCACCTGAAAGCTTGATTTCGCCGATCAAGCTTTTTCTTTTTGTGATTTTGAAATGTAGATTGCTGCTTCTGATTTAAGTGCTTCACGAAGTTGGCGAATGTGGTTTTCCATTTCTTCTAAGATTTCTTCTGTATCTGCTAATTCCGCAGGTGTAACAACTCCATCCTCTAAAACTTTGTGGACCTGTTGATTGGTTTGGCCATTGTTAATATTTATATGTAGCAAGGTTTCAACAATGCTGACTTCATGGCCTTTCTCATCCACTTGATTAGCTGGCACTAGAACATAACCAAGCATGTGTGCCCATGCCTTAACTAAAGCTGGGTTGCGAGTAAACTGAATCATTGCCTCAAGTTTTTTGATACTTGGGAAATGCGTTTCCATATTTGGGTTTGCGTAGTTAAGAACGCTCTTGTATGAATCGCCTAGAACGTCTGCAATTTCTTGCGGTGAAATACCTTGCGATTGGTGAACAATTTTGTAAATTGCCGTTTTAGCCTCTGGGCTTAAGTGAATTTCACTCATATGTGAATACCTCTTTAAATTTCACGTATACGCACATAAGGCGTAAGTGAATAATTGTTCCTATGCGGTACGCTTGGGTTTTGTGCTACGTCTTACATATTCAAAGTCAGCATTTGGGCATAATTCATCGCAGCTAACTTTTCCGTGGCTTTCTCGGTCTAAGGCAATTGCCAAAGTTGCGCTACAAAAACGAAATTTGTTTACGACTAGACGCAAATATCCAAGAGTTGATCCGCATTTTTTTGCAAACTTCTCTTTAGCTTCTTTGTTAGGCAAAGAATTAAGGTAATCAGCAAGTGATTTGGTTGATACTTCCACTTCCATTGATAAACCTATTGATAATTAATTTATCACTTGAGTTTATCTTTTGATAATTTTAATTGCAATAGGATAATTAGCAAAATTTATCCCTTATTGTTATCATTTGATAATTAGTTGGCTTATGAATGTTGTGTCCATGAATCTTAAAGAAATACGTCGTAAGAACTTGCGTAAGCTAATTGACCAGTTACTTTCTGACAAAATTTACGAGCGTCAAGAAGACTTCGCGGTTGCTGTAGGCATCGACAAAACCTATCTCTCTCAAATGCTTATGGAGCCTGATCAAAAAGGTTCACGAGGTGTTAGTGAGGCGAAAGCACGGCAGATTGAAAAAGAGTTAAATTTAGAGGCAAATTTTCTCGACCTACTTGATGAATCAAGTCCGTTTGGTAAAAGTAAAATTGAGAATGGTGTTATTCGACCTGCTTCAAACCTTGATGATTCAGGTGACTATGTAATTATTCCGATGTATGACATTAAAGCTGCATGTGGTAATGGCTATACAAATGAAGATGAATTAATTAAAGGCGGGTTGGTCTTTAAAGAAAGCTTTATCCGTAAATGTGGACTTTCCTTAAGCCATGAAGATACAGGAATTATTACCGGTGATGGTAGAAGTATGGAGCCAACTATCAATCATACGGATGCTATTCTTACAGACCTACGAGTAAAAACGATTGATCAAGTAATTAGTGATAAAATTTATGCTTTTGTTGCAAATAAAGAGTTGAGAATAAAAAGACTTTTTAGAAAAACCAACGGCGGCTTAAGAATTGTTAGTGATAATCCCGACAAAGAAACCTTTCCAGATGAGCATATTGAAAAGGAAGATTTAGATGCCATTCAAATTAAAGGTTTAGTACGCTGGAGATGTGGAGAAGTATAAAAAATATAAAAAATTACATTATCAGCCTGATAAATTATCAGGCTTTTTTATTGCCTTAATAATCATGCAATTATCAAAAATGATAAATTAATTTATCAATTGCTATTGCTAAGTAAATTATCTTTTGATAATTTTATCTCGTAGACAACAAAAAAGCACACCGCTCCTCCCCAGGTCCGATGTGCTTTTGCAAAACTGCGAGATCAATTATGAACGTAAAAGTTAACTCATTCAACTCATTCAACTCATTTGCATTTGTCAGCATGGCTGCTCTTGCAATCTCTGGTGGTTCTTTAGTTGCTTGCCAACTACAACCAGCTTTCCAAACAAAAGAAGCTCCTACTCTATTTACTCCAAAAACGCAGCCAAGTACTTACGGTGTGTTAACCGCGAAAATCACAGGTAAACATACAGGTGTTGCCGTCATCAAATTAGATAGATTCCGTTTAAACGTTAGCTTTGATTTTGAAGCTCATTTAGACAGTTACGGCGTTCCGGGTTCTGAATTTACCGCTGTTGATATTACTCAACTCACTGTAAATGAAATCACTGATATTAACGGTAAGTCATATAACGATTTCACCGAATTTGAAGACATCCGAAATATCAATGACCTTCTAAAAGGCTTTATCGAACGTAACAAGTTGGTGGAGGCTTAAAGATGACTAATTTTAAAAAGCACCCTGACGGCTACAAGTCATTTTTAGGCCGTGATGATAAGGGCCTCTACTCTGTCCGCATCGGCTGGCAAGTGTACGCATCTAATGCTAATGGCTCAGTTCTTTACAAAGTTAAAGACGGATTTAAGACGCCTTTAAATGTGTATAAGTTTCAAACCGACTATCCAAAAGTTTGGAATGAACTCACACAAGAAATCGACTTTCAACGCAGAAAGCAGCTCGCAATAAAACTGCGGGAAACAAATATCCCTACTTATGACCGCAAAGCATATAAGCAAAAACGCGGCTTTACAGGAAGTAGATAGGAGCAAAAAAATTATGGCTTTAAACATTATTCGACCTTCTCAGCCAATTTTAGTAAATGCCATTAAAGTTTACTTCTATGGCGACCCAGGTATGTATAAAACCACCTTGGGTATGACTGCTGATAAACCTCTTATTATCGATGCTGACAAAGGTGCTTACCGTACTGGGGCAAATCGCCGTGGTGATGTGGTAGTAGCTGAAACATGGCTTGATATAGCCAATATCACAGAGAACGACTTAGCTCCATACAATACAGTTGTTTTCGATACTATCGGCCGTGTCCTTGATCTGATTAAAGCTCATCTAGCCAGCAATCAAAAAAACACTAAAAGTGATGGTTCATTAAAGCTGAACGTTCAAGGTGTTGCCAACAACATGTTTAGTTTATTCGTCAATAAACTAATTGGATTTGGCAAAGATGTCATTTTCATTGCTCATGCTACTGAAGATAAAAACGACACTTTGACTTTAGTACGCCCAGATCTAGGCGGCAAAAACCGTCAAGAGATTTACCGCCTAGCTGATGCTATGGCCTATCTTGCTGAAGAAACTGATGCAAAAGGTAATACCAACAAAGTACTTAAGTTCAAAGGCGGCGAAGGTTTTCATACTAAAGATTCTGGTGCTCTAGGAAACATTATTGTTCCTGATCTACGCAAACCAGAGAACGCTAACTTTATGGCTAATTTAATCCAACGTACTAAGGACCATTTAAACACCCTTACCCCTGAGCAGCAGGCAACTATGAAATTGCAGCAAGAATGGGAGCAATGGAATAAAGCATGTGAAGAGGCGCACTACCCTTCTGATTTTAATGCATTGCTAGAAACATTAGATCAAAACCATCCACATATTAAAAACATGTGGGAATGCATGAAGCACTACGCAACTAACCTTGGATTCACATACAACAAAGAAAAAAGGAAGTGGCTGGAACTGGAAGTATTACCTTCAACCATTTCGGAAGAACAGCGTGACGAACTTCAGAACTTTATTGCTGAACGTGGCCTAGATGTAAAAACGGTTTGTGAGCACTTAGGCATTGATGCCCTTATACAAATTGAAGCGGCAAAACTAAAAGCAGTTAAACAAGACATTGAAACTTTGGCTAAAACTGGGATGACAGCATGAATACTCTACTAACAGCATCTGAAGCATTTGCAGCTCTTCAGAAAGGTAAAACTGTTCTTTGTCGTCCTATTGGAGACATGTTGGACTTTGTCGATTTAGATCAATTCCCCGCTTCTGTTTTTGGCAAACCGGGTTTTGAATTCTGCATCAAAATCGAAACTATTGAACTGGCTGGCATTACATTCACAAAGCCATTAACTATTGATGAGTATGAAGACGGTCAGGAAGTTTTTGTAATCAGTACATATTCACCTACGGTCTATGTTTTAGATTTCAAAACTAACGCATTAATTGATTCTATTAACAGTGGCTTCGTTCAACGTGATGCAGAAAACGCCAAGCTTCAATTAAAAGCACTGTCCAAAGCGTTAGGTTTTGAAGTTAATGATGACTTAAGTGTTATTCGTCTTGGTGAGGAACCTAAAAAACAGAGAGGCAAAAAATCAAAAGCTGAAAAGCCTAGTGAAGTTATTTCTGCAGAAACTCAACCAACAATTGTTATTACCGAACAAACAAATGTCATCACATCTGAAGATCTGTTAGTTCCAGAAACTAACGAGCCTAAAGTAGATCCTGAATATCAGAAGGCATTAGATGCTCTTCTACAGCGTGTAAAAGAGTCAAAAACACCTGCAGAAGTAAATGCGGTTTATCGATATACCCGTACGTGGAATGACAAACAAATGGAACCTCTCCTCGTTGCCACTCACAAACGACTTGAAGAGCTAGAAAAAGAAAAGGCATCTGCTAATGAGCCACCCTCTTTAATGGTTCAAATCCAAACTGCACCAGACCTTACAACGCTAGATGCTTTGGAAATAGACGTGGCTGCACGAGATCCGCAGATTCAACCGAAGCTAATGGGGTATGTGAGAAAACGCCGCTATGAATTAGAAAATCCAGCAGTTTCTCAACCAGAAGCAGAGCCTGATTATCTATTAGTGGATGGCTTCTAATATGAAAGATCAGTACAAGAAAGTAAGCCAAAAACACATGCTTGGTTTTATGTACTACTTGCAATTGCTGGGCTATGTAATAGTCCGGCAAGGCATGGATCAAGCGATGTTTCTAACCAAACATTATGCGGTACCAGTCGCTTGGCGCCGCATAACGATCGACTATCACAACCGTTTAAATAAACCGGCACAACAACTTTATAAAGAGTTTGTTGAGTGGACTAAAGAAGAATATTTGAGGGCTTAGGTAATGATTGATCTAAATAAAAAAAGAGAAGCTTTTGAAAGATTTCATGCCAAAGAATGTAATTGCAGTTATGAAAGTTTAAAACGTCAACTAGATAGACAAGAGGCACTAACAGGACACAGATATTTACCAACTAGTCCTCGTCATGAAGCTTGGTTGATTTGGGATGCCGCATGGAATGACGCCAGTGCTCAGGTGTTGCCAACTTGGATCAGCATGGATGATGAATGGCCGCCTACTGACATAATGGTACTTATTTGTTGGGCTGATGCACCTGATGTTACCCCCGAACAAGACTATATGACTATTGATGAAGATTTAAATAGTGTATGGGCAAATTATCATAATGATGCGCCTTCACACTGGATGCATTTTCATAGTGTGCCAAACGTATCTGGAGCTGAAGGATGAGTGAATCAACTTTATGGGCAGTTGCAATGCGACCTGAAGGCGATAGCCCTTTTAAACAAATCCCAGCAGCCTCAAAAGAGATAGCGGAGCGAGCTGTTGATCGTTATAGAAAAATGCATGAAAAGGAAGGCAACAACTTTTTCTTAGAAATTTTCGATGATGTTATCAAAGTCCAGAAATGGCACGGCACCCGTAAGGATCATATTAAAAAACTATTTTATGTAGAAAGCTGGTTCAACCAAGCAATGTATCAATGCTTTGATTTGAAGACTGCTGAACGTGTTTTTAAATTTGATGAAATTGTAATTTGCTACAAGAAAGGTTCTGCTCCCCTTGTAACCAAAAGCTTTGATGAGGCAAAACAATTTTACGGATATGGAGCTGAGGAATGAAATATCAAATACAACCAACACAAGTACCGGATGATTTAAATAGCTGCTGGTTCCATCCTGATATAGAGCTACATGACACAATTGGAGAGCATGCTGAGTTTTATACAAAAGAACAATGGGCACAACTGCAAAAGAACCTTGGTGTTTCTATAAAAATCGAAAACCTTGACTATTGGGATATTGAAGAGATTCCAGAAGATAATCTTAGTGATTGGTCCAACTGGAAGCCGCAGCCACCACAAGAAGGCTTATTTCTAATAGCAGCATTTGATTCAGAAAATGGCCCTGTTCTTTGGTGGGCAAACCCTAAAGCGGAAAGTAAGGAGGAGTAAATGGGACAAATAGTTAAAATAGAGGCTAGCATTCTAGAAAAGATTGTTGCTGTAGCTGAACGTATTGCTCAGTCAAAAGAAGAACGCCGAGTTGGTCGTGAAGAATTTGCACACATGCTCAATATCGAACCTGAAACTCTAGACGCTCGGATTCGTGAAGGCAGATACCAAAGGCCATACAAGGATGGGCGAAAAAGTTTTTGGTTATTGTCCTACGTGCAATCTGTCGTTACAGACACAAAAGAATCTGGTAAAGTAGCCACCTATTGA